AAATCTATGCTCCTGCTAGTAAAAAGCAGGAGTTATTTCTAAATAGTAAAACAACCATCACAATAGCGGGTGGAGCGGCTAAACAAAACTGGTCGCTATAAACCTATCTTTAACGGTGAAACCCTAACGTAAAGTCGAGGGCAATGCCGTGGGAAGCCTAGAAATAGGAACCTGTAGAGACTATCCCATGTGGGAGTAGGCTGCAAGCGCAGTCGAAACGGTAGGATGATAAAAAATCATAAGATATAGTCCAATTACAAAGGAAACTTTGGAAGAGTATTAGCGCACTCAAAATTATGAGGGTTCAGGTAAGACATATACATCCCTACTTATTGCTTTAAAATTTATGCAGCACCCACGGGCAACCGGGGTTATTTTTAGGCGTAATTCAAAAATGTTGACAGCCCCTGGGTCAATTTGGCATGAAGCGGTAGCAATGTTCTCCGAAATCTACCCTAAAGGTTTAAAAATTAGAAACCGTGACCTTGAGATCGTGTTTCCTAATGGAGCACTCCTAAAGTTTAGTCACATGCAACACGAGTCAAATATGTATGACCACAAGGGTGCACAATACAGTCTAGTAATTTTTGACGAAGCTACAGATTTTACAGAGGACATGTTTGTGTACCTTATGTCTCGGATGCGAAATGCTTACGTTGATTATCAGCCGCAACTTTTTGCAATGACTAACCCTGATTATAATAGTTTTCTAAGAACTTGGATTGAGGGGTACTACTTAGATTCTGAAGGTATCCCAATTGATGAAAGAGCTGGACATATTAGATATTTCTTTCGTCAAAATGATAAGATGATTTGGGGTAATTCCGAAAAAGAGCTAAAAGATATGTTCGGAGAAAATGCACCAGTTACATCCCTGACGTTTATTGGGGCTAACTGCGACGATAATCCACCTCTTTTACTTGCTGACCCCTCCTATAAAGATCGCTTGCTGTCTCTGCCAGAAGTCGAGGTTAAACGTTTATATTATGGTTCATGGTTTGCTAGGCCTTTAGCAAGTGGATCATGGAAGCGAGAATGGTGTACAGTAGTTAATGAACCGAATATAAATGCAAAGAAAAGAGTACGTGCTTATGACGTGGCTGGCAGTTTGCCCGCCCCCGCCTACCCTGATCCTGACTGGACTCGCGGGGTGTTAACGTCCCGAGACTCAAGTGGGGTAATCACAGTGGAAGATATGGTTTCATTAAGAGACAGATTTCATAAAGTAGAAGAGTTGATTATAAGTACCGCACTATCTGACCCAATGGGAACAACTGTGGTATTGCCCTGCGATCCTAATGCACAGGCCGGTGCATGGGCTAGAAATATGCAAAGAAGGCTTGGAGAATTGGGTATTAATTGCAGGTTGGTTAGACCTCAGAAAAGTAAATTAATGCGTTTTGCTCCTGTTTCTACTATTGCCCAAGCGGGTTTCATGCAGATTGTAAATGGTGAGTGGTATCAAGATTTTGCCACAGAACTAGAGAACTTTGATCCATTAAATCGAAAACTTCACGATGATATTGTTGACTGTATTTCAGATTGTGTATGGGTATTAAACAATCAACAAGCGTTACCCGAGTTCTCCCTCCCAGACCTATCATCCGGCCCTACCCTATCTCTACCAACTACAGGTTCCATCCCTATATCTGGACTAACCATCCCCACAAATACATACCGATAATTAACTAGGAGAACACATGCCCAGAGCTAGAACAAAGGTTTTACCTGACGCTCCACCTACCGAACAACAAATAACTAAAGCAGTTAATCCGATGGATGAACCTGAAAAGTTCAAGCTCTCTGCAATTGGTACTCCCGGATATAATATCTTCAACGGAGTACCTACAGAAGAGTTCCACCGTGATCTACAATGGCCTGAAGCTGCACGTACCTATAAGAAGATGACGTATAGCGCACCTATCAATGCTTCACTGTGTCTATACGATAACATTATCTCTAAGGTTACTTGGCGGACTAAACCAGTCAAGGATGCCACAGCAGAAGAACTAAAGCAAGCTGAATTTATTCAAGAATGCTTACATGATATGGAAGTACCATTCCGTCAAGTAATCCTTGATTCTCTTACTAGTAATACATTTGGATTTGCTATTCAAGAGAAAGTATTCCGCCGTAGAAATACTAATAGTGGAAGCATGTATAACGATGATAAGATTGCTCTACGTAAGCTCTCCCTTCGTAACCAAGAGACTATTGAAAAGTTTATATATGACAATACTACAGGTGAAATTGTAGGTGTTAAGCAGAACCTAGCTAATGTTGGTAACAACAATTGGTTTGGACGTAAGCTTACGCAAACAGAAGTTGTTATTCCACGTAGCAAGTATATGCACGTTACTACAGGAAATAGTGGAGGTAATCCTTTCGGTGTATCTCCATTACGAAATACCTATATTTGTTGGAGATATTTAGAGGTGTTAAGTGAAATGGAAGCTTCTGGTGCTCAACGTGACTTGAGTGGTGTTCCAATCCTTAAAGTTCCAGCACAGCTAATGTCTGCAGATGCTTCACCTGACCAGAAAGCAATCCTTGAGAACCTAAAGAATATTATCCGTAATCTACAAGCTAATAGTCAGTCTGGTGTAATCATTCCTTCTACAGTAGATGATACTACACGGACACCACTATTTGATATCAGCTTACTATCAGATGAAGGTGGTAAGAAGAACTTTGATCTAAATCAGATCAAGCAATACTATCAAGCACAGATTTACTCTAGCTTGTTCTGTGACATTATTCTAATGGGCTCTACTAATTCTGGTAGCTTTAACCTTGGTTCTCTAAAGAATAGCCTGCTAGGTACTGCTGTTGAAGCAATGCTTGATAACATTGTAGATGCCTTTAACCGTGATGTTGTTCGTCATTTATATGTACTAAACGGATGGAATCCAGCTAGAGCTTGTAGCCTAGACTACGAGAATCTTAATCCAGTTGATCTTGATGTATTCAGTCGTGCAGTACAGCGTATTGGTGCAGTTAATCTAATGCCACGTACTCATGATACTATCAATAGTATTCTTACTGCGTTTAATCTTGATCCACTAGACCCTACTGAAAATCTTGATGATGTGCTTAATACAGCCAATGAAACAGGTGCTGGTGAAGGCATGACACAAGGTATTGGTGGTGGAACTGGTGATGCAGTAAGTACAGCAGATACAACTACAAGCAACCTAGAGAACTAACTATGAAACCACTATTAAAATTAAAGGTTAAACTTAACTGCTTAATCTTTGCTTTAATGCTGTGGTTTCATAACCATATGCGCACTACTTTTCATATTACTCGCTCACGTGGGTTACGTGGGCTAATCCCTCACTTTGGACATAGCAAAGAACACAACGGTTGTGTGTTTGTTGAGGATTATATCCCACGTAAGCGTAAGGATAGCTTCACTTCAGAAGGTGATTCTTTTGTACTATTTGATGGTATGTATAGAGTAAGAATATATGAACTGAAAGTTACAACTACATCAGATACTCTATTTGGTGCTAGAGCTGAAGCTATTAGGAGAACTAAAGATATCAATTATATCTAAATATAAATAAATATTATATAACTATTGACTATTAGCAATTCATAGTATATAATAGATATATCAAATAAATTAAGTTACTTACGGAAGGAGATAACTTGCCGTATTCACAGGATAATTTACCACAGTGGTGTAAGAGCAAACCTAAGATTGTTCAGAAAGCAGCTATTCACTCATTCAACGAAACATTCAATAAAACTGGAAGTGAATCTAAAGCTAGGAAAGCTTCCATTGCTTCAATGAAAAACACCGAAGCATCCTTCAGTAAATCCAAGCTAATTCAGAAGTCTCTAAACGAAGAGAAACGCCTAGCTACTTTCATTGTACTAGAACCTCAAGATGGCGACGGTAATACTACAGACCTTCACGCAGATTGGTATGATGAGAATACTATTCTAGATGCTTGTATTGAGTTCAATAAATCAATGCACTTGCGCAAGGGTAATCTATACCACGCTACAGATACTGACGGATACACATTCCTAGAGTCGTATGTTCTTCCTGCGGATATGGAATTAGGTGATCGTATTATTAAAGCTGGTAGTTGGATGATGACATTAATGTTTAACTCCGATTGGCAATGGTCAGCCGTAAAGAACGGTACATTCAATGGCGTGTCTGTTCAATGTGACGGTGTTATTGAAGATATTACAACAGACTAAAGGAATAAAATGGAAACTACTAAGCGTAAAGCTACACGTAAGATTAAGAAGTTTGACTTCTCTGATAATAATTCTACTGTTGCTCTTGTCGGGCCGGTTGTAGGTGGTCCAGCCAATGGGATTACAACTCTGATTACTAAGAGTAACCGCAAGGTTAGCGAAGCATTCATTGAGAAAGCTAGTCAAATTACAGTAACTCTAACTATTAACGAATACCTTGAAAAGTTCTTTTATGTATACGGACTTAATGGTGAGCTGTTGGCTCGTTCTCTAGGCTTCGTAACTGAAGGTATGGACAAAGCTGTTATTGAAGCTCAAGAAGAACAAATTGATATGCAGGAGCAACCTGATTATCCCGGTTGGGAAACAGAACCCGGTGATAAAGAGTATGAAGATTACGTTAATTATAAGGTTAAGTCTATTAGTGTAATGAAGCAACTACATGAAGCTGAGAATCTTGATGATGTACTTGCTGTACTAACCGAAGAACAATACCTACAACTACTGCAAGATCAAGAAGTCATTGAGAAAGCTCTAGTTGTATGTGAAGAATCTAATGCTGAAACAGCAAAGGGTAATCCTCATAACTCGCGCGAGGATAATAAAAATGAGGGTAAAACCTCTGTTGTTAAACG